AAGCCGAACGTCTTGACAAACAACTTGCAAAGATAGAAGGAAGACGCACGGGTGGCGCAGGCGGTCGCCTCAGGGCTGGCGCTCAAATTGCTGGCACGATTGCGGGTGCTGGCGTGTTTGGCGGCATTGAAGGTGCTCTCGGGGCTGGCTTTGGTGCTTTGTTTGGCGGCCCCGCTGGCGCAATCGTTGGTGGTGGAATTGGTGCTCAGTTGGGGGGATTTAGGCAGGCAGCAGGTGCTGTTGCTGAGTATTCCGCTCAACTTGCAAAACTTCGTATTGCATTACAAGGCGTTACTTCAAATCAAACCGAATATCAACTTGCCTTACAGGCAATCAATCAAGCGACAGAAGATTTTGCCATCCCTCAATCTCTTGTCACCCAACAGTTCACTCGCCTCCAGGCTTCTGTGCAAGGTGCTGGCGGAAACATTCGCGACACTGAAACTGCATTTAAAGGAATCGTTGCTGCTGTTCGTGCAACAGGCGGTTCGCTTGCTGATGTTGATGGCGCATTGACTGCTACTGCGCAGGTGTTCAGTAAAGGCAAAGTTTCGGCTGAAGAATTACGGCAGCAGATTGGTGAGCGACTGCCTGGTGCGTTCACGATATTTGCTGAATCGATTGGCAAGACTCCGCAGGAGCTAGATAAAGCTCTTGAGCAAGGACAAGTCAGCCTGCAAGATTTCCAGGTATTTGCAGAAGAATTGTTTAGGCGTTATGGGGAAACTGCACAGGAAATTGCCGATGGTCCTGCTAGCGCTGGCGATCGGCTAAAGGTTGCTCTTGAAAATTTGCAAGAAGCGATAGGTCCAACGCTTGCTGAGATTGGCCGAAAGTTTCAAGAGTTTGCAACTTTTGTCATTGAAAAGCTGACCCCTGTCGCCAACTTGATTAACAGGTTAACGGGACAGGATTTGGCTGGAAAAACAGCACGTCTCGCTGCTCTTGAACAAAAAATTCTGCCACGAGCAGAAGTGCAGGCGCGAAGATTTTTGGTTAGCGAAGGAACTTCTATGCAGCTTGCATTGGAGTATCAGGACTACTTACAGGGTTTGCGGAATGAGCGCGACCGGCTGAGCAAAGAGTTAAATCAAAGACAAATACAAGAACAAGAATCCATACCAGAAAGCAGGCTGCCTGGCATTGTTCCTGGCACAAAAGATAAAAGTGGAGCTGGCGCTGCTCAAAAGATCAAGGAAATCAGTCAAGCCGAATACGAACTTCGCAAACAGATCCTGCAGGCGAAGATTGATGGTCGTGAAATCGATGTGATCGGGTTTGAAACTCAACTCAAGATGCTCAGCATTCAAGAGTCAAATCTTGGAGCGATGGCGAAAGAGGTTGCGATTATGGAAGTGCTTCGTGCGGCGGATGAAAAACTGCTGAAGCTTGAGGAACAGCGTTCGCAACAATCTCTTGAATCTTACTTCAATGCTCAAAAGGCAATTGAAGAAGAGAATGCATTGTATGAACAGCAAAAGTTTAAAATCCTTGAGACTTCTATTGCTGTAGGTGCGATCAGCGAAGAAGAAGGGAAACGCCTTGAAAAGCAAATGAAGATCAAGGACATCGCTGCTGAATACAAAGTTGATCTTGAAGCGGCGACGAAGATCTACGAACGTCAAAATCAAACGATCAAACAACAAGAAAGTATCTGGAAGTCAATCGGTGAGGCCATTCAAAGTGGTGTTGGCAGCGCAATTGAGAACCTGATCTTTGAGGCTCAGTCTCTGCAGGAATCCCTCTCTGGCATCTTGCGTTCTGTCGCCAGTCTCTTGATTCAATACGGCACAAAGACACTGTTCTCCAGCTTCGGCTTCGCCAACGGCGGCATCATGACCGGCAGGGGACCGCTTGAACTCAAGAGCTATGCACGCGGCGGTGTTGCTCGCAGCCCCCAGCTTGCCATGTTCGGTGAGGGTTCACTGCCTGAAGCGTATGTGCCGCTACCTGATGGGCGCTCAATCCCTGTCACGATGCGTGGTGGCGGTGGTACGGGCAACATCGTCGTGAACGTCGACGCCAAGGGCACACAGGTGGAAGGTGACAACAATCGCAGTCGTCAGCTTGGTGGTGCCATTTCTGCTGCTGTTCAGGCAGAATTGATTAAACAGCAACGCCCTGGTGGCCTCTTGAACCGCTGATCATGGCAACCTTTGATGACGCTACTGTTGGCACTGATGTAACGCCTGATTTTGGTGCGCAGAAGCGTTCGCAGCCGAATGTACGTACTGCCAAATTTGGATCAGGGTATGAGCAGCGTACGCAATTTGGGATCAATCAGAATCCTAAGGTCTGGGAACTGTCTTGGACTGCACAGAGCAACACTGCTGCCGATGCGATCGAGGACTTCTTTGATGCTCGTGCCGGTGTTGAGGCGTTTGACTGGACACCATTGAATGACACGAACAGCTACAAGTTTGTGTGCAGACAGTGGCAACGGGAGCATCGATACGCCGACATCAACACGATCACGGCCACATTCGAGCAGGTGTTTGAAGCATGACTACTCCTCAGTCGATTCAAGAACAACTGCAATCGCTTGAACCATCGGCGATTATTGAGTTGTTTCAGTTGCAATTGACTGCTGCCGTCAACGGGATTGACACGACGTTTTACTATCACGCTGGCACAAATGAACTGTCGGCTGATATTGTCTTCAATCAAATCACCTACACGGCATTCCCGATTGAGGTTGAAGGGTTTGAGGTGACGAGCAAAGGTACGTTGCCACGCCCAACGATGCGTGTTGCCAATGCCAATAGCTCTATTTCCGCGCTGCTTGTGTTGTACAACCCGCTGCAGGCAAAAGTAACACGAATCAGGACATGCAAGAAATTCCTTGATGCGGTGAACTTCTCGGGTGGAAATGCAACGGCGGATCCGACGGCAAAGTTTGAGGATGAGATTTGGTACATCGATCGTGTTGCCAATGAAAATCCCGAGGTAGTTGAGTTTGAGCTGACCAGCAAACTTGATCTGACGAATCTTGCATTGCCGCGTCGTCAGGTGCTTGAGCATTGCCCATGGAAGTATCGCGGTGCTGAGTGTGGATATACAGGCCGGAGGTACTTTGACCTGAACGATCGCGCTACTAACGCAGCCAATGATCAATGCGGCAAGCGTTATACCAGTTGTGCCCTGCGGTTTACCAGTGGTCTGTTGCCGTTTGGAGGGTTCCCAGGTGCAAGACTTCAGGCTTGATTTTGAGAAACATGCACGGCAAGAGTGGCCGAAGGAAGCCTGTGGTGTGATCGTCGATGGGAAGTATTGGCGTTGCCGAAATATCGCTGATGATCCTACCGAGGACTTCGTAATGGATCCTCGTGATTACGCTTTGGCGTCGTTTTACGGCAAGGTTGAAGGCATTGTGCATTCACATCCACGTGGTGGCATTGCAAGCGCTGTGGATCATCGTTCATGCAGCCAGACTGATCTACCGTGGTACATCTGGTCAATGCCGGACGAGAAATGGATCACTATCGAACCCTGATCGGTCGCAGGTGGGAGTACGGCGTCAACGACTGCTTCTCGCTTGTGCGTGATTACTTCGCATTGAAGGGCGTGGTATTGCCTGATTTTGATCGCCCGCCAATACTTGATCGCTGCGAAAGCATCTTTTTGCAACAAGCTGAACGTATTGGGTTCATGCAGGTGCATTACTCTCGCAGGCGACCTGATGATGTGCTGATCATGCGCCTCGGCACGAAAACGCCAATGCATGCGGCGATCCTGCTGCCTGACGAGCAAATCCTGCATCAACGTCAAGATTCATTGAGTGCAATTGAGCCTCTGCGGCGGTACTATGTTGACAGGATTGCAGCAGTATTCAGGTATGCAGCAGGTCGTCCGACTGCTGGGTGATCTGGGCGAGCGTTATGGCGCCGAGCACACCTACTACGATCTGCGGACCCCTGCGGATGCTGTCAAGCTGCTGTGCATCAACATCCCTGAGCTGCAGGAAGAGCTGATTCACGCACATGAGCATGGCATCGGTTATCGGCTGATTCAGGCTGACACAGATCTTGGATATGAGGATCTGCATCTTCCGATCGGAAGCAATGACTTGATCTTGACGCCTGTCATCGTTGGTAGCGGCGGCGGCGGTGGTTTCGGGCAGATTCTTGCTGGTGTTGGCTTGGTTGCGGTGTCGATCCTCACTGCAGGTGCTGGATTGGGTTTCTTGGGGCTTGGTGCTGGCTTGACCGCCGGTGCTTTCACGTTGGGCTCTGCTGCTTCTGTCGCTATTGGTGCGATCGGTACGAGCTTGATTCTTGGCGGTGTCTCGCAGATGCTTTCACCGCAGCCTGTGGTGCCTAACGTTGGCGGTCTTGGTGGTGCCAATCGGCTGAGCAGCGGCGATAGCATCAGCACTGATGGCCCGCAATCAATCACACGCGGCACAGATGGCAGGCAGTCCTATGCCTATACCGGTGCTGCTAATACTGTTGGCGTTGGCGCAACGATC